AATTGGCCAAAGTTGCGGATATTCAGAAATTCACAAAGGCAATAAACGAGTTAACAAAAGCCAGGAAAAAAGCGCAAGCGATCGACAAAGCGGCGGCGGCGGCAACGAGCCAACAAACAAAGGCGGCCATAGAGTTACAACGAATTAAGCGCGAAGAGTTAAAGACCCAACAAGAGCAAATAAGAACAACGAAAGCCGTAAACGCTGAAAAAGAACGCGAAGCAAAAGCGGCGGCAAAAGTAGCCAAAGCAACGGCCGACGAAAATAATAGTTATAAACAATTAGTTAAGACAACACGGGACCAAAAAAACGAGTCAAAAAGGTTAGGCGCCGAAATGCTGAAATTAGAGCAAAGCGGCCGCCGAAATTCAAAAGAGTATAGAACTTTGGCGGGTACATATCGCAACGTCACAAAAGCGGCCCAACAAGGCGACGCGCAATTAAAAAAATTAGATAATACCGTAGGCGATAATTTCAGAAACGTTGGTAACTATTCGGGGGCGCTCAACAAATTAAAGGGCGTGTTTTTAGGGTTGGCGGGTGCCTTTGGCGCGGTCCAATTGATTAAGGGAGTTAGTAAAATAATTGTAAATTTTGACCAGGCCCAAGGCGATTTACTAGCAATAAGCGGCAAAACAAAAGAAGAGTTAGCGGGGCTCACAACCCAGGCCAAAGAATTAGGCGCAACGACTCAATTTAGTGCAACTCAAATTACTGAAATGCAAATAGAGTTAGCAAAATTGGGCTTCTCAACTACTCAAATTGCGGCGAGTACTAAAGCCGTTGCCAACTTTGCGGCGGCTACGGGTGCCGAAATACCCGAAGCGGCGGCGCTTGCGGGGTCCGCTTTGCGTGGTTTTGGTTTAGAAGCTAACGAAATGGACCGCGTCGTAAGTGTATTAGGCGTTGCGACAACCAAAACGGCGTTAGATTTTGGCGCGTTACAAACGGGACTTTCAACGGTTGCGCCCGTTGCTAAAGCGTTTGGTTTTTCTATTGAAGACACCACGGCGTTATTAGGTCAATTAGCCAATAGCGGTTTTGACGCGTCAAGCGCCGCAACGGCAACGCGTAACATACTTTTAAACTTAGCAGACGCCAACGGCGATTTAGCAAAGCAATTAGGCCGCCCAATAAAGAGCGCCGACGATTTAACGGCGGGCCTACAAGAATTACAAGCAAAGGGCATAGATTTAGGCGAGGCGTTAGAGTTAACCGATAAGCGAAGCGTTGCGGCATTTCAAACGTTTTTAGACGGCTCAAAAGATTTAGTTACTTTGCGCGACTCAATAACGAACGTTAACGGCGAGTTAGAAGATATGGCGGCAAAACGTTTAGATACGATTAGCGGGCAATTTACGTTATTAAGTTCAGCGTTTGAGGGCCTTGTATTAGCCACAAATGAGGGCACGGGCGCGGGCGAAGCTATTAAAAACTTTTTAGGATTTTTAGCCGCAAATTTAGAAACTATTGTTACTGTATTAGGTAAGGCAACGCGGGCATGGATAGTTTACAAAGTAGTAACGGGCGGTTTAAAATTAGTTGAGCAAATACGAAATTTTGCTAACGTAAATAAAGCAATAGCAAACAACGAAACCGTAACAAAGAAAGCGACAACGGCGGCCAAAGGTTTTGGCGCGGCTCTAAAAAGTATAGGTTTTGCCGTCATTATTGCCGTGTTGGTAGAAATTGCGGCGGCTCTTTGGGATATAGCGAGTGGCGCGGCGGCGGCGCGGTTTGGCGTTGAACAGTTAGCACTAGCAAACCAAAAAGGGGCCGCAAAGGCAAACGTATTATTAGAGAAACAAAACCGCATACAAAAAGAGAAATTAAAAGCCATTGAATTAGAATTATCATTAGGCAAAATTACCGAAGCCCAGGCAAACGAAAGGCGAAAGGCGGCCGTTGCTGAAACAACCGAATTTATAAGCCAACGCCGTACGCGTTTAAAGTTCTTAATTGCAGAGGTGGCCATATTACGTAAACAAGCCAACGAAAACGTAAAGTTAGCAGAGGGCAACGCAAATTTAGTTTTAGGTATTGGCGTAGATGAGTTAAAAGAAGCAAAAGATATTTTCACGGCAACGCAAAACGAGGGCAACGCATTAAAAGAAGAGTTACGGTTATTGGACGAAGCCGCCGAGGGTTTCAACGATCAAACACACGATTTAGTTGTTACGGGCAATAATTTGGCGGGGTCCATGAAAGGGCAAACAAAAGCGGCCAAAGAATTAAATACCGAATTTAAAAATCAAATTGACTTATTAGAAGAGTTGAACGCAAATTTAACCGAAAATTTGGCCATTACTCAAAGTTTAAGCGACATTGACCGAAGCCAAGAAATAAAAGAATTAACGGCGGCGTTTGACGACGAAAACGCAAAGCAATTAAAGAGCGCGGCCGAGGGGGGCGCCTTTGATTTTACAACTTTAATGGATATTGAAGCGCGTAAAAAAGAAATTCAAATATTACAAATTGAAGAGGCCCGCGCGTTTGAAATACAAGCGGCCCAGGATGCATTTAAAAAACGTTTTGAAGACCAACGCAAAGCACTAAAAGAAGAGCGCGACGAACTTATAAAAGGCGCCAAAGGGAATAAAACGGCATTGGCAAAGATCGAAACAAATTACCAAATTGAGTTAGCAAAAATACAAGGTTTAGAGTTGGACGGTCAAGAGTTGCTAAATAACCAAAAATTGGTTATCAAAGAGAACGCAAATAACAAACTTTTGGACCTGGAAAAAAGCTCAAACGCCGCGTTAGAAGAGGCCAATAAAGCGTTAGTTGAGGCGGTCACGGAGTTTTCAGATAAGGACCAAGAAGACCAAGCGGCAAAAGAAAAAAAGAAAACCGAAAAAACCGCCGAAGAGTTAAAAAAACAAGCGCAAACGCGCATTGATTTAGCTAAATTAGTAACCGATTTTTTAATTAAACAAAGCAACGAACGAATAGCGCAATTAGATAAAGAAATCCAGGCGGCCGAAAAACAAAGCGACGTTTTACAAGAGTTAGCTATTAACGGTAACATTAACGCCCAACAAAGTTTGGCCGAACAAAATAAAATTATAGCCGAAGCAAATAGGGCCAAAGCAAAAGAACAACAACGCCAACAACGCATACAATTAGCGGGGTCAGTTTACTCAACTTACAACCAAAAAGTAGCCGACAACGTAGAAAACCCATTAGCCGAAACAATACGCGACATAGCATTATTACAACAATTTATTGCCAATATACCCGCCTTTGAAAGCGGCACCGAAGACACGGGAAAAAATGGCACGGGCGTTGACGGTCGCGGCGGTTTTCATGCAGTTTTACACCCTAACGAACGGGTAATAACAAAAGAGCAAAACGCATTAATTGGGAATTTATCTAACGTTGAGTTAGCTAAAGTGGCCCAGGAATACAACACGGGCAAATTAATAAACGGCGTTTCGGCGGTCCAAATTGGCAACGGTTGGGACTCTTCTCTAGTTATTGAGCGTTTGGAGTCTTTAGAAAATACCATTAAGAATAAACCCGAAACCAATATAAAAATAGAAGAGATTATAAACGGCGCCATGTTAATAACGCGTGAAACAAAAAAGGGTAATACTATTAATTATAATAGATATAGAATTAACGGAAAATGAAACATTTATTAAATGGTGTTGAGGTGTCGCCGCGTAATGTTTTAAACATTGGCCTAACTTCGGATTTTACGGGAAGGCCAACCGAGTTAGCAATAGACGTAGATACTATAATTTTGCCCCGTGAGGCGTTAACTATAATTCAAACCCATATAACTAACCAGGGACCGTTTGAGGGCATACCATATACAATAATAACAAACTCAAATATTAGTTTAGAATATTACGTTGATCTAACCGAAAACGCCGTATTTAGAGATTTTGAAATCGAAGTTAAGTTAAAACGACGCGGCGGCAAAGATAATTTTTTCGATAATGCAGACGGTACGAGTTGGGAATTAATGGCCAAAAAAGGCGTTGTTTTCAATAAATTTAACGTGCCTTATGTGATCGTTAAAGACAACGCGGCCGAAATGGCCGTAACGTTGGGGCTGTCTATTTACGTAATGACAAAAGAATTAGTACAATTAATAATAGATATTTCAGTAGGAATAACCAATATAATTGATAGCGTAACCCCCGAAGTTGGCGCGGGCGCTACATTGGACCCCGCCGAAATTGCCACAATGATAATTAAAGTATTACTTCAAATAGCAATTGCGGCGTTAATATTAATTGCATTAATAAAAATGGCTCAACAATTTTTTGAGTTAATTTTTCCAAAGATTAGAAATTTTGGCGCGTGTAAAGTTAAAGATTTAATATCTAAGGGTTGCCAATTTTTAGGCTTTACTTTTGAGTCAACGTTATTAGACGCGTTGCCAGGGCTTACAGTTTTGCCCGTGCCATTGGTTAAAAATAAAGCGTCATTTTGGGACACGTTAGAGAATGATTTAAATTTCGCCTATACTAAAGGCTACCCAACCGCAAGCGATACCACCCCAACGTTAGGAAGTTTAATAAACGCAATAGAAACAACTTACAACGCAAAAACGAAAGTATTAAACGGCCACGTACAAATTGAGCGCCGCGACTATTGGCAAAACATAACGCAAAATGTATTATTACCCGCGCTTAATTTACAGTCGGACCGTGAGGGCGAATTTTCATATAATACGGGCGACGCCTGGAAGCGTTACTATATACATTACCAAACGGACCAAAGCGATCTAAACACGTTAGATTTTTTCGACCCAACGGACGCCGAATATAGCACCGAGCCGTTAAATGTTATTAATAGCGATTTAGTGACAATTAAGGGCCTCAATGACGTTAATATACCGTTTGCCATGGGAATAAGAAAAAAGGGTTTTACGTGGTTGGAAAAATTAGCCTATGAGGTTTTTGAAATAATAGACGAAGTTGTAAACGCCTTTGGGGGCAACGGTAATTTAGCGTCACAAATTGAGGATAGAATAGGCGTTTTACAATTGAGTCAACAATTTTACACGGTTTCAAAATTACTATATACAGTCGGCGGCAAACAACCCGCGACATACGAAAACCAAATGAGCGCCAATAATATATATCAAAAATTCCATAAAATTAATGAGATAATATTAAACGATTTTAAAATATTTAATGACGCGCCATTACGATTAAATGACGAAGAATTTATAAATTTGTTGAATAATAATTACGCCGAAATTAACGGTTTAGTTTGTGAAATAATGACTTTGAGGTATATTGACGAACAAAGCGCGGCGACAATTTCATATAAAAGCCCGTTTGATTATGCAAACGGTAAAGTTAATATTATAGCTATAAACACGTAAAAATGCACGAAGACGTTAAAAAAATATCAAAAGATTTAAAGGGAGTTTTAAGGCGGTTAGACGTTGTTAAAAATAACGCTTTACAAAACATGAGCGACAAGGATTTAAAGACGTTGGCGCCAATAATGGGCGATTTTTCACGCGTAATGAAAGCAACCGAAGACGAAGACGAAAACA